CTATAATGGCAACCCTTGCCTAAAGGGAACATTAAGGGAAATACAATGAGTGAAGAAACCATGACACCAGAGACTGGTAGTGGAGAACTAACTGTGAATGAAGCTGCTGCACAATTTGAAGGCTTCTTATCAGCAGGTGAGGACTCTCCAGAGCAACCAGAAACTGTTGAAACAGAGCAAGAAGATAGTGCGGACTACGAAGAAGCTGCAGAAGCTACAGAAGATGAAGTTGTTGATGCAGACGATGTAGAAGTTGAAGAAGAGGAAGTAACCGAAGAAGTCGAAGAAGAGGAACTTGAAGAAGAACCTCAACGCTTTACAGTGAAAGCTGCTGGCGAAGAGAAAGAAGTGACCCTCGATGAATTGATGCAAGGTTATCAACTTGGTGCTGATTACACGAAAAAGACTCAAGAAGTTGCTGAACAACGCAAAGCTGTTGAAGCGGAGCAAAAAGCAATTGAAGAGGCTAAACAAGTTAGGGATACTTATGCTCAACGGCTACAAGCTATTGAACAGTTTTTAACTGGTAATCAAGATAGCCCAGAAGATTTAGCCGCAATGAAGGAAAACGACCCAATAGGATACGCAGTCAAAGTTGCAGAACTGACTGAAAAGAAAGAACAGTTAGCACAAGTACGAGCTGAACAACACCGCATTGCCCAACAGCAACAAGCAGAGGAACAGCAAAACTTAGCTAAACGTGTTCAAGAGGAAGCACAAAAACTTTCACAAGTCCTACCAGAGTTTTCAGACCAAGCTAAAGGCGAACAACTCCGCAGTGAGATTCGTAACTATGGCAAAAGTGTAGGTTTTACAGATCAAGAGTTAGCGAATGTATACGACTCAAGACATGTAATTATGCTACACAAAGCGATGATGTATGACAAGTTGCAAAAAGCTAAACCTGGTGTAACTAAAAAAGTAGCACAAGCTCCTAAGATGGTTAAAGCAGGTACTAAAGTTAAAACTGGTAATGCAGATATTCGCAAAAAACAAATGAATAAGCTAAAGCAAACTGGTAAAGCCAGAGATGCTGCAGCTCTTTTTGAAAACTTTATATCTTAAGGAAGTGAATTAATCATGGCAACATATAAAACATATGAGTCAGTAGGTAATAGAGAAGACCTAACTGATGTTATTTACAACATCTCTCCAACAGACACACCATTTATGTCTTCTGTTGGTAAAACTAACGCAACTGCGGTGTACCACGAATGGCAGACCGATAGTTTAGCTGATGCTACTACTGCTAACGCTGTAGTTGAGGGTGCTGATGCTACATCTGCAACACTTGCTCCAACAACTCGTGTTGGTAACAGAACTCAAATCTCACAAAAGACAATCCAGATAGCTGGAACGTTAGAGAGCATTGATAAGGCCGGACGAAAATCCGAAAAAGCCTACCAATTAAGTAAAGCTTCTTCAGAGCTAAAACGAGATATGGAAAAAATCTTATTATCTAACCAAGCTGCTGTTACAGGTGATGCTTCTACAGCTCGTAAATTAGGTTCTTTACAAGCATGGTTAGAAACAAACTATGTTGGTGCTGGTACAGCTGGTTCTGACGGTACTACAGCTCGTGTATCTGGTACAGATGCTGCATTTACAGAAACAATGCTTAAAAATGCTGTTAAAGCTGCATACGAACAAGGTGGTAACCCATCAGTTCTTATGGTAACTCCAACACAGAAACAAGTTGTTTCAGGTTTTGCTGGTATTGCTGAACAGCGTTATCAAGCTCCATCAAACGCTCCTACAACTATTGTTGGTGCTGCTGATGTTTACTTATCAGACTTCGGTACATTATCTGTTGTTCCTAACAGATTCATGTCTGCTGATGCTGATGATGACGGTGAAGTTGCATTCGTTCTTGACCCAGAGTACGCATCTATTGCTTACTTACGCCCATTCGCAACAAACGAATTAGCGAAAACTGGTGACAGCGAAAAAACACAGCTTTTAGTTGAATACACTCTTGAAGTGAAAAACGAAAAAGCTCATGCAATTATTGCTGACCTAGCAGAGTAATACGGATAATAGCCCTCTTCGGAGGGCATTACCCTTTTAGGATAATTATGGCGAAGATATTAGAAAAAGATAATATTAGAGACAAAGTAGCACACAACACCGAAGACGGTGGATTAGTCATTGAAACTGCACAAGATGTATCTTCAATACTAGAACAGAACAAAAAAGAATACAACGCAACCAATGGTCGTTGGGGTGATGACATCTTTGACAATAAGATTGCATCCATTCCATTGACTGTAATAGACGATTTAAACAAAGCAGGCATCATGCGTGGATTTCATGTATTAGACCAAAAGAAATTCAGAGCATGGTTAAACAACCCAGACAACAGATTTTTTAGGACACGACAAGGTAAAGTATAATGGCATTTACTTCATACACAGACTTAAAGAATACAATAGCAGACTATCTTGCTCGTGATGACCTCACAACACAGATACCTGACTTTATTCGTTTAGCAGAAGAAAGACTTAAACGAGATTTACGCATTAGACAAATGTTAAAAGTAGCTACAGCTACAACAACTGCTGACGATTCTACTGTATCTCTACCTGCTGACTTTCTTGCAATGAAAGACTTGCATTTAGATACCAATCCAGTTCGTGTATTACAATTTCAAAACACATCTAACTTCTTTAGAAACGCCAGAACAACAGACAAAGGTGTACCTACGATGTACACATTATTAGGTAGCGAGTTTCAATTTGCTCCATATCCTGATACAGCATACACATTAAGAATGGTGTATTACTACAAACCTGATGTACTGTCAGATAGTAATCCATCTAACTTATTTTTGGCTACTTGCCCAGACTTACTTTTATATGGTGCATTAGCTGAAGCAGAACCTTATCTTATGAACGATGAACGATTAGCAACTTGGGCATCTTTATATGATAGAGGTCTAGCATCATTAAGAGCAAGTGATGATGATAGCGAATATCCATCTTCTCCTATGTCAATAACATTATCAACGAGGTAAACAACAATGGCTGAATTTAGTAATTATTTAGAGAACGCAATTATTAATGCTGTTCTCCGCAACACATCTTACACATCTCCTACGACTGTGTATGTAGGTCTATTTACAAACGACCCAACAGATGCAGACACAGGTACAGAAGTATCTGGCGGTTCTTATGCAAGAGTTTCTGTCACCTTTGGCGCACCATCTAATGGTGTATCTACAAACTCTGCTGATGTAACTTTTCCAACAGCAACAGCAGGTTGGGGTGAAGTTACTCATGTAGGTTTATATGATGCTTCTACTGGTGGTAACTTATTATTCCATACAGGTTTAGACACAGCTAAAACAATCGACTCTGGTGACATCTTCAAAATTACATCAGGCAACTTATCAGTTACATTAGCGTAAGGATAAATAATGGCATTAGTCGTTAAAGATAGAGTACAGGAAACTACTACGACCACAGGCACAGGTACAGTCACGCTTGCTGGTGCAGTAACAGGTTTCCAAACATTCTCTGTAATAGGTGATGGTAATACAACCTACTATGCCATAACTTCTGGTAATGATTGGGAAGTGGGTATAGGTACTTACACAGCATCAGGCACAACTTTGTCTCGTGATACCATACTAGAATCTAGCAACAGTGGTAGTGCGATTACACTATCAGGCACAAGTAATGTATTTGTTACATATCCTGCTGAAAAATCAGGACATAAAGATGATACTAATACAATATATTCAGAACAAGTGGGTGCGAGTAACGGAATCTTTGTAAACTCTACAACAGTGAGTGCTAACTTTACTGTGCCTAACAACTATCATGCTTTATCAGTTGGTCCAGTCACAATAAATGGTGGAGTAAGCGTTACAGTTCCATCAGGTTCTAATTGGAAGGTCGTATAATGGCAGTTACAATAAATGCAGATACAACAAACGGATTAGTTATTACTCCTGACACAAGCGGTGAAATAGAGTTTCAACAAAACGGCATTAAAATGATTAAGTTTGGTGCTGATGGATTAGAATTACCACAATGGACAACAGCAACAAGACCATCTAGCCCTACAGTTGGAACTATTGGATATAATTCTACTCTTGGTTATCCTGAATGGTATGACACATCTACATCACAATGGATTAGATTTTATAACCAAATCACTTATGATGTAGATTACTTATTAGTTGCAGGTGGCGGTGGTGGGGGCGGTGCTACTCGTGGTGCAGGAGGTGGTGCAGGAGGAATGATTACAGGCACTACAACACTTAACAAAGGCACTCAATATAGTTTTGTTATCGGCTCAGGTGGTTCATCAGGTATATATAGTACTAGTAATACTACAGCACAAAAAGGTTCTAATGGAAACAACTCTACAGCATTTGGTTTAACTGCTATTGGCGGTGGATTTGGTTCAGGAAGTGATAATGCTGGCGTAGGTGGTTCAGGTGGTTCAGGTGGTGGTGACTGGTTTCCAGGTTATGGAGGTGGTTCAGGAACTTCAGGGCAAGGTAATGATGGTGGTTCAGGAGGTGGTTCTGCTCCATATGGTGGTGGCGGCGGAGGTGCAGGTGCTGCTGGTGGAGATTTTAATAGTGGTTCAGGAGGATATGGTGGTAATGGATTACAATCATCTATAACTGGAACTGCAACTTATTATGCAGGCGGTGGTTCTTCTTCTGATTATCAAGCGAATAGTGGATATTCAGCAGGTTTAGGTGGCGGAGGTGTTGGTAGAAATGCAGTAGGAACAACTGTTGGCACTTCCCCATCAAACGGAACTGCAAATACAGGTGGTGGTGGTGGAGCATCAGGAAATGGTGGTTCAGGAGTAGTTATATTAAGATTATTAACTTCTTTATATTCAGGAACAACTACTGGGTCACCAACAGTTACAACAGATGGAAGTTATACAGTTATTAAATTTACTGCATCAGGCAGTTATACAGCATAAGGATATATATGGCACATTTTGCAAAAGTAGTAGATGGCATAGTGACTAAAGTCATAGTTGCTGAAGCAGATTTTTTTAATACATTCATTGATGATTCAGCAGGTCGTTGGATACAAACATCTTACAATACACATGGTGGAAAACATTACGATGAAAATGGGAATGAAGATGGTGAAGGTTTAAGAAAAAACTTTGCAGGTGTAGGGCATACATATGATAGTCAACTAGATGCTTTTATCCCACCAAGACCATTTGAATCATGGACACTAAATGAAACCACTTGTTTATGGGAAGCACCAGTCGCATATCCTGATGACGGAAAAGAATATATCTGGAATGAATCTATTACGAATTGGACAGAGGTAGTTTAATGGCAAGTATAAAACTAAAAGGCGATACATCTGGTGAAGTTACCATACAAGCACCAGCAGTTGCAGGAACAACAACACTAAACCTACCTGCCACTTCTAGCACACTAGCAACACAGAATGCTTTAGGTGTACGCAATCTTATCATCAATGGTGATATGAACATAGCACAAAGGGGGACATCTAGTACAGGTGTCACTACTAGTGGATATTATACTGTTGACAGATGGCATACTGGACTATCATCAGCTGGAACATGGACACAAACACAATCAACTGATGTGCCAACTGGACAAGGGTTTGCTAATAGTCATAAACTTACTTGCACAACAGCAAATTCAAGTTTAGCTGGTGGGAGTTTTTTAGCAATTCAAACTTTATTTGAAGGACAGAACTTACAACACCTTAAAAAAGGTACTTCTAGTGCAGAATCTATAACATTATCTTTTTGGATAAAATCAAATAAAACTGGAACATATATAGCAGAAATATATGATAATGATAATACAAGACAAATCTCTAAATCATACACTATAAATGCAGCAGACACTTGGGAAAAAAAGACTATTACTTATGAAGGTGATACCACAGGAACATTAGATAATGATAATGCTCATAGTTTAGATATAACTTTGTGGATTGCGGCAGGAACACTATTTACAACAGGAACAAACGAAGAATGGAAATCATCATCCAATGCTAATCGTGCTGCTGGACTTACAGTCAACCTAGCAGACTCTACATCTAACTACATTAACATCACAGGAGTCCAACTAGAAGTAGGTGACACAGCTACACCATTTGAACACAGACCTTATGATATGGAGTTAGCAAGATGTCAGAGGTATTGTGTGTCGTATGGTGGAACAGGAACATATGAACCATTTGGGACTGGTGTTGAAACAAATGGAACAAATGCTTCTACACAATTAGGTCTGCCTGTTCAAATGCGAGGTGGAATATCTTTAACATCATCTAATGTTGGAAACTTAAAAGTTTCCGATGGTATTGCATTTGCCACTGTTACATCCATTAGTTTAGACCAAATTG